ATTTATCAGGGTGCTCTCGACGGTGAAAACAGTTTTAATCCAATCAGGGTGGATTGGTGGCAGGTTCCCGGCAGAGACGAAGCTTGGAAACAGAGGGAGATAGGTAACTTAGGAAGTGAAGAGCTATTCAATCAGGAATACGGTAACCAATTTTTAAGTTCATCAAGTTTACTTTTGGGATCCAATGAGCTTAAAAAAATAAGAAAAAATGAAGTTGAATATTCCTGGAAAGAAATCAGTTGTCTTCATGATAACGGTGTTAACTACGAGAATCTAATATGGCACCCTAAGTTCGACCTGGATAAATGCGACGGCCCGGGTAAGAAATTTGTGTTATCTATAGATTTGAGTGCTGGCGGAAAGGGAGACTTTACGGTTATTAATATATTTAAGGTTACTCCTTTACCTAAGACAGTGATTGATAGAATAGAGGAATTTGAGGACGAGGCTGATTTTTTTGGACTCGTCCAGGTCGGCGTATTTAGAGATAATGAAATTAAGCTTGAGGAGTTTACTAAACTTGTACAACTTCTCTGCAGCGACCTCTTTACTGTGGATAGGGTTAAGATCGCATTAGAGATGAACTTTAAGGGCGAGATATTATATGACAAACTCACCGTCAGAGATGATTTTTACGATGAGATGTTTCTGTTTACTAAACACAGCGAAAGTGCCAGAGTACTAAAACCGGGTATAAAATACAACGAGAAAAACAAGATGAAGTATTGTGAATTGCTCAGAAGCCTGGTTAAGAGCGATAAAATCTTAGTAAATGAGAAGAAATGGACTATACCCGAGCTTTTCACTTTCGGGTTAAATTCGAGAGGAACTTACTCGAGCCAGAGCGGACATGATGATGTTGCAATGACCCTAGTTAATTTACCAGGTTTATTCGATGGATATGACTTTAATCAGATAGTTGGTGACGTCTTTGATGAGCTTACGGAAAATCCATATAAGGACATAATAATCAGAAAAATTGAGGGTGGACAAATATTAGACGAGAATCAGAGAGGACCTAGTACCAAGGATGGAAGAAGCTACGGGGATTTTAGTAAACTCATGTAATAATGGTTATTTAAATATCCTTTATCAATAATTCCTGTTTCTTTTTTGATATATAGTCTAGAAGCAAAAATATCTTGAAAAATAATGGCAAATAAGGTAAAAATAGACTACTCACAGTTTAGAGCATCTGGAGTTTATACATTAGAATTTGACGCGTCACAAAACGTCATTCTAACGTCTCAGACTATTAGATTGGTTGTAGGTTTCTCTAACAAGGGGCCTTTCAATACCCCAGTCTATATCCCGGATGTAACAACTCTTATATCTATTTTTGGTGACGTAGACAGATCACTAGAAAATAAAGGATCTTTTTTCCAAAGATCCATCTTAACATGTTTAAATACTGGACCGGTCTTTGCGTTGAATCTATTAAGATTAAATGACGACGTAGATACTGCAGATCCGGACGAAGCAACTTATCAGGCTTATTCTGTTGACACCGAGGAATATAACGGTGTTATCACTAGCAAACTATATTCATCCTACTATAACAAGGAGAGATTCTGGTTTGCTGATCCTAATTATTTCCTTGCAACACTAAGTGTTGCCGATCAAGGAAAACTTTTCAGCTTAACCAATCTTGGAAAAACTCCTATGAGTATAATAGTTAGAAAATCTACGGATTCTTCTAAGCCTCTTAAGGGTTTTGATATTTTCGCAATCGATTGGTATGGAGCAAATAACGTTCCGACGTTTATGCACCCTTACGATTACATCTCGGATTATTTCATAGATGTTATTGCAATTTATGGTAACTGGACAAATTATCAAGCTCTTGCAATCGATCCTAAATGGACCACATATTTCACTAATAATGGATTCATCAAGAGCAGAATAGACTCTTTCCTTGCTGAACCTGACGTTTCGATCGTGACTACAATAACTGGATGTATCATACCGGACTTCGTTGATCTTAACGGAGTTAACCAGTATATACAAACATTAGTTAACAACGGAACACCTTCAACAGGTTTATTCTGTGCTATCGACGAACAAGCATTTGATGATATCTGCGATAATTCATCCAGGATAGATCTAGTAGGAAATCACCTAATCGACGAATTAAGTGGAGATAGAGATTTAGCTACACCTAAAATTAACTTCTTAAGTTACGATCAGGTGTTAGTTGCCGATTACCTATACAATCAAAATGTAGTTGGAGTTACCGGTGCTACTGGTTTCAATAGTGCTACTGGTGCTACTGTTTACACGACAGGTGCTAACGTTGGTACATTATTCACTCTAACCGGTGCTACTGGTTCAACCGCAGGTGTTGTTTACCAATCATTTAATACATACGATCCTTCAGCATATGACGGAGGTTTACACTATCTTCAAACATCAGGAGCATACGGTGTGACCGGAGGTTATATGGCAAATTCTACTGACGTAACGGAGCTTAAGAGTTTCCTAAGTGTTAGCTCATCAAACGATCAGAAATTCATTTTAGGTGTGGTGACTGGTTACACTGGAGGTTTAACTGGAGGTTTAATTAATCAATTCTCTGAAGCTAACCTAGTTAAACTTAAAGTAACTGGAACTAAAGACGTTTCGGGAGCTCTTAGAATATTCTTTACCCACCCATTGGATACATCTTTCTATAGATCTCAAGGTATAATTGTTAAACCTACTTACAACCTAACATCTTATAATACCGGTGCCTCTGGAAGTAACCAACCTTTCTATACGGATGCTTATCAGTTTGGTAATTCTGATTATTTAAATATCGAAAGCGTAGCAACACCAGAAGGTGTTACTGGACCTGGTGCTCCTTTTGGAGTTTCTAATACCATCGTAGCCTACAATGCTTCTGATCTATATCAGGATAATAAATATGCAGAAGTAACTGACGGAGATTTGGCATGGACAAACTCAGCAGGAACCCAACTTAAATACTTAGGGTTTGAGGAAACAGTTGATAGAGACCAATTCAATCTGGTTTATACAAGAGCATTTTCTAGCGTTGATCTAGACACTGTAACAATCGCTAATGTACCTGGATTTGGTACAACATACGCTTCGGATAACATTGGTAATCCAGTAAGTGCACAAAGTTTTGATATAGTTTCTCAGGAAGGCTCAATCAACCAATTCGTAGATTGTACAAGAATAGACGTTACCACATTCACTGTAACTTTGGATGCTAACGGTAATTCTCCATTCTCTGTTGGTGATTTGGTTGTATCGACAGATCTTGATATCTGCGAGCCTGCAACAGGAAATAGACAGAATAGATTAGCTAAGATCACTTCAGTTTCTCGTACAACTACAGCGGGAGTATACAGAGTGGTAGCTGCAAGACCAGTTTACTACTATTCTACAACAAACGGAGTTAGAGTTCAAAAATTCTTATCTATAGCTCAATTCACTAGATCTTTTGATTTATCATATCTTTCAGGATTTGTAATGACTGATTGGCATAGACCTAACGGAAGTGATGCTAGACTAACTGAGATTTTGGACGTTATGTATGACACCAATATAGCTAAAACATTAGCTTCTAAGGACGTTATTTCATTCAGATACATCGTAGATACATTCTCTGGACAAATCCTACCTAATTCTAAATATCAGCTTAGTAAGCTTGCTAAATTGAGACAACAAGCACTTGCTATTATTAACGCGCCTTCAATGGCTCAATTTAGAGCTAGTACGGATCCTAGATTTACCGATGCTCCAACAGCAGCTAATCCTTATCCTAAATTGAACACTGCTTATATCGCAGACGGAGGTAACTTATCACTTAATCCTTCATACACATTCAGTCTACCGACTGAAGATGATGGAGCTAAATTCTGCGGTTTCTACTCACCTTATATTACGGTCAGAGAATCAAACAGAAACGTTGAAGTACCACCAGCAGCTTATGTTTCTAATAATTTCCTTAGAAAATTTGCTAACGGAGAACCTTACGCAATTATAGCAGGTCAAAAAAGAGGGGTAATAAGCGGATCAAGCGTGGTAGGAGTTGAATATGACTTTACTGATGAGGACAGAGGAAATCTTGAACCATTCGGAATTAACCCGATCATCAAGAGAAGAGGAATTGGTGTGGTTATCTTCGGTAACCAAACAGCTTACCAACAAGTTAACTCTGCATTTAATTTAGTTCACGTAAGAGATCTTTTAATTAGTATAGAATCTGACGTTCAGGAAATCCTATCTAATTACTTATTTGATTTCAATGACGATTCAATCAGACTTGAAATAAAAACATTGGTTGATAACTACTTAGACGGTGTAAGAGCAGGTGGAGGTATTTATGCTTACCAAACTATCATGGATGCTTCTAATAACACTCCAGCAATTATCGACATGAACATGGGTATAATTGATGTTATTATCGAACCTGCTAGAGGAATTCAGAAGTTCATCAATAGAATTACTGTTACTAGAACTGGCGGAATCGCAGCAGGTGGATTTATACAATTCGTATAATGATATTTACTGATTTTAGAGGCAAAAGATAAATATAACTAACTATGGCAGGATTATCACATTTTCAAAATTCACTTTCAGGAATAAACAAATTCGAACCTGTTTATCTGAACCAGTTTGAGGTAACAATTATACCTCCTGGTGCTGTAGCTGGTGGTGAAATAATGCTTCAGCACGTAAGTAAAGTTAGTGGACTTTCACTCGATAAAAATCCAGGTATAACTAGTCAGAAGTATAAATTTGCTAAAAGAAACTATGCTGGTGCTAAACCTGAAACCACCTATATGGACGTTAGTTTAAGTTTCAGCGTCAATTTAAATGATGCTAATTCGATGTATGTCTTTAAAACACTAAGACAATGGTCGGATCTTATCTATAATCCATTAACGGGTGCAATGGGGCTTAAAAATGATTATACCGGTACTATCGTTATCTCTATATTCAATAAACAAGGAGACGTTTTCAGAAGAATAACCTGTAAAGATTGTTTTCCTACTAAGCCAATCTCTCCAATGAATTTAAGTTATCTTTCGACTGATCTATATAAGATAGATGAT